CCATTCTTCATCTTTACCAATTTCAGGGGCTAAAGCATCGCCGACCTTACGATCAAGCAAGTCCTTTTCCTCCGCAATAGCTGGTATTTTGATTTCGATCCAAGGTAATGTTTTTTCTTTTAATAAACGACCCGCTAAATCATCTTCATGCCAACGAGTCATAATAATGATTACAGAACCATTTGCCGATAAACGAGAATAAAACGTATCACGCCATTCAGAATAAATTTTATCTCGGATTGTCTTACTTTCTGCCTCAGCTCTGTTTTTTACAGGATCATCAATTATCAATAGATCGGAGCCACGGCCAGTTGCACCACCTAAGATAGATGTGCTGTATAACTGACCTAAATGATTATCAATACCCCATTCAGAAACACTCGCTATCTCAGAACTTAGTTTCAAATCGAATAGTTCATCACTGTATAAACGAAATTTTTCTCGGTTTTTTCGTCCGAACTTTTTGTAAAGTTCCTCTGAATATGAAACAACCATCGCCAATTTATCAGGATTCTTGCATAAAAAATAAGCTGGGAAGGTCTCTGTGATAAAAGTAGATTTACCATGTTGTGGTGGTAACTCCACGATGATAAATAATCGTTCTCTATTTGCTATACGATCCAAGTAAGGTGATATATATAACTGGTGTCGTAATGGTTTAAATGTGCACCCGTGGGTATAGAAAAAGAAGTCAGCAAAATTTCTCCTCGCTAACTCCTTTAGTGATTCTTTTCTAATTATCTCAAGATCAACCATCTTGTTCATAGGCTAATCGCCTCAATTCTTCGGTGCTTAGTTCAGCATATGGATTTTTTGCTTTCACGTCACCGGATAACTCCAATTTCTTAGTGTATATTCCATCCATTTTGTTCAAAGTATCAATCGCTCGAATCTGGTCTCCTGGATACTCATCGTCATTAGCAATCTCTGAAAGCTTCACCATACGTTCCTTTCGGGTCATAATAGCTTCGTCTTGAGCTTCTTCTTGGAGTTCTTTATACCTAGCCAGAATCTCATTTTCTCTGAACAAAGCACTCGCCTTGTTGTCTACTGTAGCGTCTTTCCACCTATTGGCGGAAGCGAACGCCTCGCGATATGCTTTCCGTTGTGTCATGCCTGAAATTAGGCATTGAACGAACTTTTCATGTCTCGCGTTTTCTAATACAGACATGCTCTCAACTCCTTTGAAAAATAAAAAGACCACCCAATTGAGTGGTCCTGGTTATGTACTGGGCGGCACGTGAACTTTAAAGGAAGAGGAGCTATTCACTTCCTTCTTTATTTTTTTAATTGTGCCGCCTAAGATTGTAGAAACCGAGAGAGGAAGCTGTTCACCTCCTTCTGTTTTTTTATAGGTTATGTGAGTAGCCTATAAAATATTTTGATGCTCTCTATAAAAACAGCTAGTTCAGATGGTTGTTCATTTACTCCACTTTTTAGCAGTTGTCCTGTTTATGATGTTCGTCTGACTAGCTGTAAATATACTAATTTGATAATAATAGTATATAGCAGAAAAACGTGATTAAACCGCCAAATATCCCGCAAAAAACCGCCAAAATAATTGTTCAACGATATGCGATCAATCTGCCTTTTTTATAAGCTTCAGCAAATTCAATTAGAGCTTCTGACATTAGTCTTTCAACGCTGCGCTCAGAGTAGCCAATTTCACGGCCGATTTTATAATTAGAATAACTATCAGGTGCACAGTAGCGGTAATAGAGAACTTGACGACTTGTTATTCCCAAAGACATCAAAGCTGCTAAAATAGCATCTCTTTCAGCTTCAGCTTCCATAAATTGGATCATTCCGTCTTCCGCCTTGTTCCCCCATCTATCGCCTTTTGGCATGTCTGACATGACTGGTGATTTAATATCTATCATTGACTTTCCCGCTATTTTTCAATATTTTTCTTGCATTACATTTAGTTTGATAAAAATCGACTTCTCTCAATAGCGCTATCATGCCATCCGCTCCTTGTGCTATAATGTTATTGACTAGATAACGTTTAGCACTGAGTGAAAGCTTGGTGTTTTTTTATGATATAATTGTTGTGAGCTAGGCTTTTCCTTCAATGGGCGCAAGCATATTTCAACTAGCTCACTGGCAACCGACCACTGGTTGCTTTTTTCTATGCAGTTGACGACGTTAGCGGAACGCTAACACTCTTCTTCAAACAACTTATTCATATCTATTTCACTAAACTTCTCTTTGATCCTGACCAATATCTCAAAACTTGGCTTCCTGAAATCATTCTCCATTTGTCGGTAGTATCCATACGAAAGATTTAATGCTTCGGCCATTTGACGCTGAGTTAATCCTGCTTGCTGACGAAAACTTTTTAAATATTCCATGTCTACACCTCCATGTGGTGCTTAACTCCAATACGGGTCATTTTATAGAGCTTTTTCTGCTCTCTAAACTATGACGGTTTCAATATTTCCAATCGTGTAGCATGTTGGATTGTATTTATATTTTTCAAACCAATTGATAATCAAACTCTCTAGTTCATTTTTATGTTCTTCCAAAACATCATCCAAATAGTCTTCAGCGACTTCTCCGCATTGATCATACACACCTGCGGCAATCCCCTCTAGAATATAACCAGCATCAATATCAAGACTTGGGCAAAAACACTGACCAACGGCAAAACTGACAATCTTCACATCTTCCTTGAACCAATCACCGAGTATGTCTTCGATTTCTGTATCAGTGTTTCCTTGGTTCCACTGAGATATGACTTTTTTTCCTGCTTCAATAGCCGCTTCTTTTGTTTCAAAATATTCAGTAGACTTCCAAATATCACAGTCTGCAGACGGGGCGCAAACCCATTCTTTATCATGACTCATAAAAATTTCCTCCTTTATCTATGCAATCGCTTCGGTTACCGGATCTTTAGTGATACAGCATATTTTGGCTGACTATGTTAATTTCAATTATCCTGAACAAGTTTCCTTCACTAGATAAATGATCTATGTAAAACTCACTTGCTTCTTTTCCCGTAGTAAAAGTTTCAGGAAATAGTTTCCATGGCTTGCCTACTCCTGCGCATGTCATGATTCCGTAGCAGTCTACATTCATTCCGCCACCTCTTTCATTCCCCATTCCGCGAAGGCTGCTAGGACTTGGGTCTGCTGATCTGGTGTCAATGCTATATATGCTAGAGAAACGGAATCGAGTGATTCTCCAAGTACAAGCAAGTAAACAGCGTCCATAGGAGAAACTCCTTGCTCTTCAACAGACCACTTCAACCACTCCAACACGACCTGCTGGTTTTCGTTGAGTTCATACGGCAATATTTTTCTAAACATTTCAGTATTTTCTCTGATCCAATCTCTCAAATATGGATTGTCAATGTAGTAATGTCCGTTGTTAGTAAGCGTATCTGTCAATACAGACTCATACGATTTTCTTGTTAAACGATGCTTCACTATCCAATTTCTGACAAACTCAATCGTGATATTCTCTTCCATTCTCACACCCACACTTTCTCGACTGTACCATTAAAGAATATTGTCAGCGCTTCTGCTTTAGATTCATCGGTGAATCTATAAGCCCTTTTCTCCCCTCCCAAGAGCGGTTCCATTTCTTCGTTGAATCTGGTAAAATACATCCCGCTTTGATGTTTTAGTACCCACTTCGGTTCTTCCTCAACCTCGTCTGGAATATGAAGTTCAGTAAAATGTGTCTTATACTTTGGAAAATCGTCATCTAGTGGTGTGCCGCAATATGGTGGTTCTTCGACTGGGAAATCCCACCAGAGAACAGGACCAATGTCTTCGTGCCATTTTCCGGCCAAATGAGCAATCACTTTCGTCGGTTCGTCTAGTTGATTAACAATTCCGATAATGTCATCGGAGGCATCATTGTATCCTTCCTTATAATCCGATCTGTCCAGTGACGTCCACGGTTTTGAAAAATCATATTTTTCTTTATTAATTTCTTTGATTAAATCTTGTTTTTCCATTTCATCCCTCTTTTCTTACTTGATAGGCTGAGTTAATTAACCTTTAATTCATTACGAACCTGATTGAAAATATCCTTAATCAGACTGAATGGGATATTTGAACGAGCGTTATATGCTCCGCCCTTCCGGTCCAACCTCTTGACTCCTAGCTCATTTGGTATATTGGCTTTTCTCAAGCCTAAATCGATATTACTTTTAAACTTAGTCGCTTTCTTTGCTGGGTAGCCGTAATTGTTGTAGTAAGTCAAATTGTCGAATGGAATACTAAAACCCAGAACTTTTTCGATGTATTCCCACATCCTG